ACCAGTGCAAACGATGCATAAGGAACGCGCACATGAATCCTGTGCATCCCAAGGCAGGGCGTCAGTCGTGGATCGGCCCGTGGGTCGGGCATGGTCCGTGTCCTAACGGGGACTTTGTGGAGGTGGAAGATGAGTGACCTGCGAGATGCAGCCGAGCAGGCGGTGGAAATGTTGGCCTCGTTGCATGCTGAGCTTCGTTGGGATTTGGACTCGTCGGAGTTCAAGTATTTACGAAAGGCAGAAGACGATCTCAAGGCCGCGTTAGAGCAGCCAGAACGCACCCTCACCGACGAGAAGATTGCCGATTTGTGGCACCAGAACGGCGGGTTCCACCATCACTTCGCTCGGGCGGTAGAGCGGTATCTGAAGGGGGAGAAATGAGGTTCGTCAAGGATCATTCCGCGCAGGTGTTGGACTTCTGTAAACACGCTCGATCCATGCGTGAGATCCGACAGCACTTTTATCAATTTCCGGATAAAGCAAGATATTCGGTGCACAACCTTGTGAAGAAGGGGTGCCTTGTAAACATGGTGCCCGGTGCCAAGCGTGGGCTGTATCTTACCAAGAGCAAGCCTCCCGTGTTGCGGGTGAAGGCCAAGCCCGTCAAGCCCGTGCCTGTGCGTAAACAAGTGGCAAACAGCGTCTTTGAATGGAGAGGTGAAAGATGATTAACGCAAAGAAACTTCAGTGTCTCACCACTGCTAACTGGCTGATCGGCTATGCGGACACGCTGGATGAAGATCTTCATAGAAGTCTCATCCACAAAATGAGGCAGGCGGCAGGTCTGCTGCAAGATGTGTGGGATGAGTACGAAGCCGGACAAACACCAAAGGTAATGCAACAAAAGGCAGGAGAATGAAATGTCCGAAGTGCGGCAGTATCAAACAACTTACACCAGAGTCCCGGCGAACGGAGGACATGGTATGGCGCAGGAGGATATGCAAGTCATGCCACAACTCTTGGATAACGGAGGAGAAGATCAGCAAGACGATGACCATGCCTACGGAGGCGCATCAGTTTCTGGACAAAGTTATGCGCCACGCACCAAAGTCCAGCTACAAGAAGAAGCCAGAGGAGCCGAAGTTCGATACATCCGAACTAAAAAAACTGCCCTGGTGAACTGGCCCTTTATGTACAGCTACAGACAAGATCGCTGTTTTGTAAACACTGCCCCGCGTAAGTCCGCTTATGCGCAGGCTACAGAAGCAGGGGAGGCTTTATTTTGAGCGCGAATGAATATATGTACGGTGGCTCACACTATAAACAGTTAGGCGTGGAGCCTTGGGACGCAATGGAGGCGTGGATGACACCAGAACAATTCCAAGGATTCCTGCTGGGATCTGCTATTGGATATTTGTCGCGGTTTAACACGACCGGCAATCCGTCTAAGGGTGGCGTGACAGACATTAAAAAAGCTGCCCACTATTGCCAAAAACTTGTTGAAGTTTTGGAAGCCAAGCCCTAAAAAAAGAGCCCCGGACACCCAGGGCTCAACGAGTTTGCACTCGATCAGGAGAACCAATCGCTTGACTGGCAAGCCCACTCTACACGCAACGCTTGAGGATGTCCAACGCTTCGTGCTCAGAGTTGACGATGTGCAAATTTTGCCCAGGCCACTCTGCATGGAACTTAGCTTCTGCTGGCGTTAGTGCTCTGGCCGATGGTGACTTGTCTCCATCCTTCACTTCAAGCAGTAGGGTATACCCTCGGTAGTACACCAGTAGATCAAAGGCTCCAGCGTCATTGATCTGCTTGACGTAAGCGCCGCACGCCCTGAGTGCGTCGATCACCCGCCTCTCGTTTGCATCTCTACGGGACGCAAGCCTCATGGTTTACCCCTAGTTGACATACCTGCTACATTCATGTCCAATGCACCACACAGGAGAAGCACATGCACATATCAGTGAAAGAAGTCTCTGCCTACATAGAGAGGCAGGCTCAGAAGCAAAAAGATTACGCTTCCAAAGACCCGCAAGGTCAGTACGCCGACCGTCTCGGAGTGGCTGAAGTCATCATCTGGGATTTGATCATGGATTTGGAACTGGATAAGCGGATTACAACGATCAAGAGGATGAAGAAATGAGCTGCGCCTGCATGAAATTGGTCAACGAGAAGTTGGCCGCACACAACGGACGATTGGCGACAGGCTTTCAGATCACGGCAGACATGGGCGTCAAGATGCGTTTTCTGCTGGCAACCGAGAAGCTAGACAAGAAGAAGCGCAAGCCTGTGCCGACCGTGACGGCTGTCTATTGCCCGTTCTGCGGGACAAGAGCTGAGGGTTAACATGAAGTTTTACACATACATACATCGATCCGCTACTGACGGCTCTATATTTTATATAGGCAAAGGAAGCGGAAAGCGAGCCTGGAACTTTAATCATAGAAGCAAAACATGGAAAGAGTTTGTTGCGTCACATGGAGTCATCGTTGACATTGCTGCGTATTGGGATCTTGAAAAAGATTCATTAAGCCACGAGTGCTTATTGATAGAGTGCATGAAAGATCTTGGTATCAAACTATGCAATCTAGCCAAGGGTGGCACGCAAGGACCAACAGGATATAGGTTTACTGAAGAACAGCGTAAGGCGCTTTCTTTACAGCGCAAAGGCTATAAGCATTCTGAAGAAACCAAAAGGAAGATTTCTATTGGTCAGCAAGGTCGCATCGGTAATTTATGGACTGAAGAACAGCGACTTGCTGCATCCGCCTCAAGGAAGGGTAGGCCCGGTAGGCAAAAATCTCAAGAAGAACTTTTGAAGTTGTCTCTTAATAATGGATCACGACGCCAAGATGTACGAGACAAAATTGCTTCTTCTTTGAAGGGAAGAAAAAGTACTCAGGAAACGCGCGTTAAGCAATCCATAGCAACGAAAGGCGTACCGAAGCCACCAGAGCACAAAGAAAAAATTCGTGTTGCGAGGCTGGCTTACTTTCAAAGGCAACGTGAGCAATTTGGGTTTGCACAAAAAATTTCAGATGCTCATAAAAAAGCGTTGCGTGATGGATACAACAAACATTTTGGGATAAGTCATGCAGATAACTAATCATCATGGGTTGCCAGACACTGTCATATCGGCACTCCACAGGCCCACGTACAGCAAAGGCGATGCGCATATCTCATGCACAGAACTTCTGAACAGCCCGCGTATTGTTCAGCTTAAGCGCAAACACTGGGAAGACATTGAACAGGACGCCAGCGAGATGGTGTGGCAACTGTTCGGCTCGGCCATCCACCACATCTTGGAGCACGGCAAGGGCGATAACCACATCATCGAGGAGCGTCTGTTCGCAGAGTTCTCCGGCTGGGTTCTGTCTGGCGCTGTGGATCTGCAGACCGTCACGCCGGATGGGATTGAGATCAGCGACTACAAAACTACCAGCGCCTGGGCAGTGATGAACGAGAAGGCCGACTGGACGTACCAGTTGAACATCTACGCTCACCTGATTGAGAAGGTCAAGAAGATCCCCGTCACGGGGCTGTCTATCGTGGCGATCATCCGCGACTGGTCTGCCCGCGAGGCCAAGAAGGAAAGTTATCCACAGGCCCCCATCGTCACCATCCCGATCACGCTCTGGCCTGCAGAGGATCGTGAGCAGTTCATTCAGTCCCGCCTGACCGCGCACTCATCTGCCATGTTCGAGGCAGACACGGAAGGGAAACTTCCTGAGTGTTCATCGGAAGAAATGTGGGAGCGGCCTTCGTCTTGGGCCATCAAGAAAGAAGGCGGAGTCAGAGCCAAGGCTGTGTACTCCACCAAAGAGGAAGCGGAGTTGAACCTAACCAAAGGTTACGCAATCGAATTTCGCCCAGGCGAACGGGTGAGATGCGCGAATTACTGTCAAGTCGCGCCGTGGTGTTCGCAATATCAATCGTTTAAGGAGAACCAAAGTGTTGATCAACCTGAATGAAGCCGAAGTGAAGTTCGTTATCCACGCAGTGCAAGAGACTGCCGCCAAAATTTTGGCGAAGATGGAAGCCAAGCCGGTGACAACCGTGACCGCCATTCCTGCAGCAGGTACTGTCCGTCTCACTAAGGATGGCCGTCCCGCCAAGAAGCCTGGGCGCAAGCCGGGGAAGAAGCCCGCCGTAAAAATTGTTGAGCAGCAAGCAGCATGAAAGAAATCTCAGCGGCATTGGTCAAGGCCCAGAAAGAATTCGGGCCTGCCCTAAAGACCTCATCCAATCCTCATTTCCGCTCCAAGTACGCTGATCTGTCGGCTTGCGTGGAGGCAGTGATTGACGGCCTCAACAACAACGGCATCTTCCTCATGCAGCCCACGCATCTGTGTGAGGACGGCGTGATCGTGGAGACGCTGTTCATCCATGAGTCCGGTGAGCAAATGTCTGCCGGGAAGCTACATGTCCCCGCATCAAAGCAAGATGCACAAGGATATGGCTCTACCCTCACGTATGCCCGTCGGTACGCACTGATGGCCGCGTGTGGCATTGCTCCTGAAGATGACGACGGCAACGCAGCTTCTAAGAAGCCGCCTGCAGAAGTCAAGCCGCCTGCGCCGCCTGTCCCGCCCCCGAAGGCTGAGAAGCCCCCGGCAAAGATGGAAGGCGAAGCCGGACGGTTCCAGATCACCGTTAAAACTAAGCCTGACGCTACGCCTACAGACTTCATCAACATCGTTTCTGAGATGGCTGTCGTTGCTCTGGAGCAGGCCAAGTCTCAATCTGATGTGATGGAGATCTTCAAGGTCAACCGTGCTTTGTTTGACAAGATGAAAGCCATCGACGCTGAGTGCTACAAGGATCTGATGGAAGCATTCACAACCAAAAAGAACGCACTGAAATGAACGCGGAAGACCGCGAACTACTTGAGGACGCTGCGAAGTCGGCGGGGATTGACCTGCTCCGAGGGCCATACATCACATGGAACCCCCTCACCGACGACGGCGATGCGTTCAGGTTGATGGTGAAGCTGGATATTGACGTTGTCCATGCCTTTGGCACCCGCACTGCGGTGGCTGAAAACACAAGCGGTTATACAGCAGAAGGGCAAGACCCCTACGAGTGCACCCGCCGCGCAATAGTTCATGCGGCAGCAGAAATTGGAAAGGAAATGAAATGAACTACACCAACACCGGGGCGCTGTTCCCCAACCAGTACAAGCGTGACAAACAGCCCGACATGAAGGGCGACATCACCCTTGAGCGCTCACTCTTGAAGCAACTCCTGTCAGAGACCGACGAGGACAACATCAAGATCAAGCTGTCCGC